GCTACGTCTTTAGTGATACATCTTTCTTTAAAGCCTCTTGTAGGAAACTTGTTTACATCTTGCACTGTTTCTAGTGACATATCATACTCCTTATTATTATTATCTATAAACTTGTCAAGACTACCTGGAACATCGTAGTCTCCACATCCAAAGCAATAAGCAGATACCTCACCATCATCATGCTCATACACAGCTTTGTTATCTTTAGAACCACATGCTATACATGGTCCATGGTACTTAAGAACTCCTTGTGTTCTCATTTTAATCCTCCTTAGTTATATTGTTTTCCTACACCTAGAATACGTCCATGACGGTCAGTAACGTAATCTTCCATGTCTTCGTATTCTTCTGGTTCGCTTCTACTTAAGTCTATATCCCAATCACGTTCATCAATTGGTTTTCCTTTTACATAATATTTACTCATTACTTCTCCTTAGTTATATACCTCGTTAGTGAGCAGGCTAGTGCGTACAGCGTAGTCTCTGTCCACGGGTTAGGCGACCAATGTTTATTAGGGTAGTGCCCCCAAAGTTTATTGAACGCTTCTTTGCAGCCTGTTGAACCCAAGTCTTGTTGATGATACAATGAGCTTAATGTAGCCATCTTGAGTTCAAGTGCTGTAAACCTAGGCTCGCCCCCAACCATTCTGTTTAAACAGTTAGGGTCTTTAAGAGTTTCTTCAGTCACTGTTACAGCTTCTGCTTGTAAAGCTTCTGCCATAGTGTTGTGGTCACTTATAATACTCCTCTTCCACCTTGTCTTACTTTTATTATACTTCTCTAGAAAGCTAGAGCTAGATGCTATGTAGTCGTCATCTTCTTTTCCTTCATGTACACCTATATAATACTCTTTGTTATCTTTGTTAACCCATTTATAAAGGAATGCCGTCATTATCTAATTCTCCTAGTGGTTTGCCTTCTTCTTTAGCTTTCTTTGCATAGTACTCTGCATTAGCATGTGCCATTGTCTCTGGGTTCCAACGCTTATTAAAACTCTCTGCGTCTTCATCAAGCCAGCTGGCTACTACTTCATGTTCCTCTTGAAGAGGTTTCTTAACACCAAAGTCTAATGGTGTTCTATCTTGCAGCACATTGATGCGCATACGTATGTAGTCTACTGCTTTTTTAAGGTCGTCTATCTCTTTTTCTTTGCTAGACATATTAGCACCTTCCTTATGCCCTGCTCTTGACAGGTATTTAACTGTATTCCACAGCAAGAAGTCTAATCCCCAAGCATGAGCTATCTCTGCTGGTTGTTGTAAGTCAGGTAGTCTATTGTAGTGTGCTCCACCAATATAGTCTCCCTTACCTTTCATTGCTTCTGTTGGTGACATATCTTCAGGTGCATATCGATAAGGGTTATTGAATATTCTCTTAGCATCTGCTCTTATTTGTCCTAACGGTTTTTTATGGTATTCACCCATAGTATTACTCCTTATTATAATTGAAAATAAAAACCCCTCTTTCGAGGGGCATTAGCTTACTTAAAATACATCGTCTTCTTCTAATGCAACTTCTGGTTGCGCTTCGATATCAAACTCTGTAGTGCCATTACCTGAGTACTCTACTAAATCAGTGATTTGTAGTGCAGTTAGTATAGCCTTAACTCCTGTGCGTCCTGCCATATCCCACTCGAAAGAGGTATACTGTACATTAGCTTTAGAGCCATTACCAACGATTAAAGGATCGACATCATTACCATGCTTATCTATTACTTTAATTGATTGGGCAGGGTTGCCGTCTCTTTTAATGCAATTCTTAGTAAGCTTAATAAATTTCTTTCCGTCATCATTGGTTCTTTCTTTAGTAGCGTGCTTGTCCTTAACCCATTTCTTAGATTGCTCATCAGTACAGATGCAGTCAACAGACCACTCCTTTTCTTCTGAACCATACTTAGTTCCTGCGTTCTCTCCAACCTTACACCACATTAGTTCTACGTTATTTAGTAACATATCTTACTCCTAGTTATTATTATAAAACCGGATTGAGGTCACTAGCTCCGGTAAGGCTAGCTAAGGAAGGCACAAATGAATACAAGCCTCGACCCATGAACAAAAAAATAGCCTAGTACTGGAGGTGTGTGGCGTACCCCAGTAGAAGACTAATAATTACTTGAGAATAGTTCGCCACAAACTATCTTCTCTCTATAAGGGATACTTAGAGATTTCCCTTATAAATCAAGGACTTAGAAAAAGAAATAATCACTATCTCTTATGTCTTCTAAGTTCAAGTTCCCTTTTCTTGGTTGAGTCACTTGGCAGCGCATATCACTTAAAGTAATCTGTGCTTTCAAGTCTTCTAAGACGTCTCCTTCGTACATCTTAATAAACTCTTCCTTGGTTACTTCTATTAACTCATCTACATCACATGCATGTACACTAAAGGAATCGTGGATAGCACCAAACGATTTGTTTCCGCTATCTTTTAATGTACACATGACAAGAGCCATATGTGCTGCATCAAAGCTATGTACTACATTTGGACTAATACCTGACGCTAACTCATGTCGGGCGGGGATAGGTAGATACTCTAAGAATACATGATGGAACTTACTTTTATTTATGTATCCTATTACCCTTCTCTTTTCTTTAATCCATTTCTCTGCTGTTACGGGGAATCCACTTGGTGTTTCCCAGTCTGCTGTCTTGTGTCCTTGTTCTAATCTATAAGCCACAAGTTCTTGTAAGTAGTTCTTAATTTCTACTGGTCCTGTACATATGCTGTCATAAGAATTAACTAAGTCTCTTCCTAACTTCCAGCTGTCGGATCGTGTTAAATTATAAGTACCTACAATACCTACATCATAACTATCTTGGTAGATAATATCTGATATACATTTAACTCCTGCACTGTATCCTTTAGTCATAGTGCCTCGTTTACTAATACCTTTTCTGATAAGTTTCATAGGGATAGGTGCTAACTTGTGTCCTAACTCTGTACCTATATTAGCATCTAACATGCGTTGTCCTACTGCTAAATAAAAGTCTAATACAATTCTTCTTGGTGTTAAGCCTACATACTCACCTGCAACCTCATCTCTACTCATGGCTGCAAAGTGCTGCGTGCCACTAGAGTTAGCATCAACAGGTATAGGTAAGTGAGTAATATAATCTTCTCCGTTACCTAGTACAGCCATTACTTCATAGCAACATGCTAAGAAAGCAAATGGGTTTTCTGCTTGTTGCCACACAGCTATGTTATCTAATGGATCCAACGTAATTTCCATTATAAAGTCTAGGTGTTTCTCTGTCCATAGTGCTCTGTCTACTAGTGACATCTTATCTACAGAGATATCAGACAATCTTTGTTTAGTTAAGTGTGTTACATAGTCTTCTTCAGTCCAGTCTAACTCGTCTATGTTATATGATTGATTGTAACTAGATGCGGTGTGTCTCCACAACCATTCAATACCTTGCTGTCCTATTCGTTTACCTTCAGCAAACTGTAAGTGTCCTCGTGCTAAGTCACTTGATTGGTAATTAAAGTAAGGTTCTCTAGCATATGTACGACCTCTATAATCTAGAAAGTAAGAGAAATAAAAGTTATGCCCCATCCATCCGGGATCGTCATCATATCCGTGTATAGTATCTAATATCTTTTGGTCTCTTGCAGCCTTAGAATGTTTACGTAAGCAGTATTGTTTGTCTGTCCATCTTAAGTTAGCTGCTTCATATACTTCATTTAACTCTGCTATTTCTGTTGCTGTCTTTCCAATAGCTTTAGGTGACTTGAGCTTGTGCAGTTTCTTTTCTAGTTCGTTTAGTTTATTTTCTAGTGTTTTTACATCTTCGCTGCTACCTCTTTCTGGTTCAAAGGGGTGGTTGTCTTTTGTTAATTTCTTTCCTAACAGTTCTTTGTTTTTACCTGTTCTTTCTATGTCAGCACAGTTAAATTTAATTCCCTTGTCTAGACTAATGATAGTATCTGAATACAATCCTCTTAAATAAGCAGATATCTCTGCTACTTGTGAGTTAATTTGCCACTTAACTCCTTCGTTATGATTGATAGCCTTAATAAAGGGTTCTTTAAAGTGTCTTTCTTCTAATTTAGCAGAGCCTTTTATCAGTCTTTCTCGTACACCATTTAACATTCTAACATCACTATTCCATACAGGAAATTTACGTCTTGAAATACCTATACGTTCTGTTGGGTTGTCTTTGTAGTCAGCAAAAGATTCTCCGGGGCGTATTAAGTAAGGCGTGTAGTTAACTTTAGTAATAGCTTTTTCTAAATCTCCTTCTTCGTTACGCCACCTTGCTATAACTTCTTCTAGAGTTCTGTATCCTTCACGCTCCATGATAACAAAATCTAATACGATAAGAGATTCTAACAAGAAATCTCCTAGCCTTATGAGTTGGGGCTTGTACAAACTTTTATTAACATTAGGTGATAAGACTTTTTCTACTATTAATCCTATAGATATAGACGTAGCAGTTAGTTTTATACGACCTTCTGTTCTAGAAAATCTATTAGTTAAAAAGCCTAAGACTTCCCTTAATATTTCTTCTAAACGAAAGTCATTGTTAATACAACCAACACTACGAAAATATCTTACAGCTTCACTACGATTATTGTTAGCATCTTTTACTTTTTCTTCTATTGTTTGTGCTAGTATCGCTAATTTATTGTTCATTCTTCCTCCTCTAGTAAAGAAACTTCATTGAATCCTAAATTATACAGTATATACAAAGTAGTTAGGGCTGCATGAGCACTTTCTATTATCTCTTCATCGCTGTTAGCAGCCTTAACTTCTTCTATCCGTGCTATGCACACAGAAATTGACATCTTTTTTGTCACGTAGGAAAATACCGGTCAGCATATATGCCATCATAGTATTCTTCTTGTACTCCTGGACATCTCTCTGTGTCTCCTTGTATTAAGCACTCTCTTTGTGGCTCCCTCCAGTGTCCTTCTCCCGACATGTCTTCTGCTGGTATGCTTATTTTAAAGCCACAGCCTTGACAGTGTTCTCCTTTATCAAACACATCATCCATTAAAAACTCTCTTTCTGCCATGTAACGTTCTTTGCTATGTCCCATATTTTACTCCTTAGTTATTGGTTTCCATTCGGTGTTGTATTCACCGGATATATCTGTCCTCTTGTTGCTTGCTTCTACTGCTTTTTTTCTTAATGTTTCTTTGTGGTCATAGTTAGCTTCGTCAATTAATACTCCTCCCATCTCTCTATCTACTATGTATTCACAGTCGTCAGACAATAAACAAGCATCTTCCCATATTATATCACTAACATCATTATAAGATTCTTGACATATCCAATCAATCATTATATGCTCATCCATGTCGTGATACTTAGCTAACATTTTTATTGCTCTACTTACTTTCATTTTTAACCTCCTTCTTATATATAAACTCTTCTCTACTAGTACATGCATCATAAGTCTGCGAACCAGTTAGTATAGACATTATATCTTCACAGACTTCTAGTTGAGCATGCATATTATTATACTCATTTTCATTGAATATTTGGTCAGGATCGGTCATATATTTGTCGATTATCCTGAGATAATCTTCAGTTAAATTACGAACCATAACTAATTTTTCTCTGTCTGCAGCGTTCCTTTCCCATGGTGGCTTGGGTGCGTTGTCATAAGCTTCTCTTAACCTAGCTATAAAAGGTTTATTCGGCTTCTCTGTCATGGTATTCCTCCTCATTTACAAAAGTTATTTCAATATTACCTACTGAAATTCCATGTTCGTCAGGTTCAACAGGGAACTCCCAACTAAAGGAGCCCCCATTGTAAACAACGTCATAGATTTCTTTGTGCATATCATATTCACTGATAGGCACCTCTACTTTCCATAATTTACTCATACCAACCAGCCTTTTCTTAAGGCTTCTAACCACATGACTACATATACCATGCAGCCTGCGGATAGCATTGAAGATAAGAACGCTAAGTAAATAACAGTTTTCTTTACATGATTTATCATGCTGCTGCTCTTAGTGTTTCTAACATTGGTAACAGCTTTCTTACTTTTTCTTCCCTGTTTACTATAATAGACGCTTGGTTTTCACTGTTTTTTACTTTATAGTGTGTTGACCACGCAGTTATTGTATTAAACAACGCCCATAAGTTATGACCTAACTCATCTACGTACTCATTAAAGGTAACGTCTAAGTCTAATAACAGAGTTTTACTACCATTAGCTAGTCTAGCAAACACATGCGCAACTTCTAACTCTGTTACCTCTACTTTAGGATAAGTTTTCCATAACTCTGCTTCATCTAAGAATCCTGCTAAAGAGACTTCTAAGTTTCTTATAGCACGTTCTGTATCTAGACTAGCAGTATGCTTGCCTGAATACTCCATGAAGGTATCACCTACAATCATGCCGTTAGCACATAACAGTCTGAATGCACCACCTAGTACTCTGAATCTCCAGCTAGTATCATAGCTATTTAAGACGGTGAGCGTTAAATTAACGTCATCATTCTCTCCTATGCTAATAGCGTGTTCAGGAAAATCATACGATACAACTGTACGACCTCCGTCATGAGATGTACTTACATTTCTCACCATACCATTAGTATCTAGATTAGATAATCTAATAGCATCTTCGAATTGAGGAAACACGTCAGCGTTCTGGACTAACTGGTAGCCACTACCTACAACAGATACTATTTTCTCTGTCGAGGGATTAACTATAGCTTTATGCTTACTAACACCTTCGTATCCTAACATTGCACCTACCTGTGTTTCAAAATGCAATGGTCTTTCTTCCATCCTTATAAAATCTTCCATGTATTACTCCTTATGATTAAAAGTTATCTTGATTCGATTATGACTTTATCATAACCTTGGGCTACTAGGGTATCTAATAACATCTTCGCTTCGGTGTATGTAACCAATGACGGTGTTATTTTCTTTCCATGAGCTGTTACGTTGTATTTCTTTATTTCTTTTCCTATTACATAGGGTTTATGGTACGCCCTCTTAGTCATCATTATATTTCTCCTGAAAACTCAGCAACATCATTGTTAGTAGTGTCAGCTACTTTAATTCTATCATCTTCACGGGTAGGTATACCTGTCATTATAGCACGTAATGTATCTGTACTAGCAAGATTTAAATTAAAGTCTTCAACAACTTCAAATGTCATTGATCGTGTTTGCGTTACTATTATTTCTTTTGTGTTCATGTATTCTCCTTTAGGTTTCTTATTCTATTAGGTATAACAATTGTACTGTTACAAGAGTTACAACATCTAGCACCCCATGCATATTCTTTTGGTTTACCGCTGTAGTCATCAGGGTTGTTACCAAAACCGTCAGCAAAGTTATTTTCACAGATACAACAAGTCCATTCTG